AATTTGACTTTACAGAAATGCTTAGGGGGGATACCGAAGCATTGATAGCTAAATTAAAAGGGCTTTATGATATGGGCGCATTAACACCAAACGAAGCACGAAGGGAACTAGGCAAAAACCCTATTGAAAACCACGATAGTACCTATACCCAATTTAACACAACGAAATCAGAAATTAACGAAGCCTTTTATCAGGCTCAAATAGACAGTAATAATTCTAAAAACGACACAAATGAATGATAAAGAAGAAAGAAGCGCAAGTTTTACGGTGCGGGCAGACAGCAAATCCAGAAGCATAACAGGCACAGCGGCGGTATACGATACCTGGACCACAATAGGCGGCGGTACTTGGGGATTTAGGGAAAAAATAGATGAACGGGCTTTTGATGACAGCATCAAGAACCAGGACATAGTAGCAACGTTTAACCACGACTTTAATATGCCAATGGCGCGAACCGAAAGCAAAACCCTAGAAGTTTGGAGTAATGCAGAGGGTTTACATTATCGGTTTGATGCACCAAATACAACGGCTGGAAACGACCTTTTAGAGAATGTACGAAACGGCAATATTTTGGGCGGTTCTATTATGTTTTCTATTGATAAGGAAGAATGGAAATGGTCAGAGGGCGCAGAACTAGACGAGCGAGTGATAAACGGCGGCACTTTGTTTGAAATGGGTCCAGTAACAATGCCAGCATACAAAGAAACAAGCGTATCAGCACGAAGCGCAAAAGACTCATACGATGCGACACTAACCGAAGCAAAGCAGAAAGATGAAGATGCAAAAGCACTAACAATGACCTTACAACTAAAGAGAAAACGAAATTCAACAAAGTGAAGTAAAGAACTATTAACGTAGTTTTATTTTTGTAATAAATAGTAACGAAAAAATGTTAAAAAAGAAAATTGAGGAGCGTAATGCTATTTCGGCCAAAATTGAGGCCATTGATAACAAGCTCAAAGAAGACAAGCGAGAAGCCTTTACGGGTGATGAGTCGAAAGACTACGCTAAATTGATGAGTGATGAAAGCGCACTTAATGTAGAAATCGGAGTTTTGGAAGCCCGCGAGCAACGAGCCAAAAACATTGTAAAAGATGGGCCTGTAGCAAATCATTCTGTTCAGAAATTGAACAAGGAAGAAAAGCGAGCCGCTAAAGATTTTGATTTTATCAAGGCCGTTAGCGAAGCAGCTAGCACAGGTAAATTTACAGACTTAGAAAAGGATGTAATTGATGAGGGATTAACAGAAGCAAGAGACGCTAATCTGCCATCGGCTGGACTTAGAATTGTAGTACCTCAAAAATTTATGGGGCTTGACAAAAGAACCGACATAGACCAAGCTACTTCAGCAATTGCGCCAACCTTTTTAGGCCAATACACCGATGCACTAAGAGAAGAATCTATTTTCTTAAATATGCCAGGTGTGAACGTCTATAATTTAACAGGAGACTTTAAACTGCCTGTAACTGCGGCTCAAACGCTCGCGTGGGCAACTGCGGAGAATAGTGCGGCTGCGGATGCTGGAACAAATTTTGCAAAAGATACTCTTACTCCATTCAGATTTGCGGGGTATGTAGATATTTCAAATGAAATTACTGTTCAGAACGGGCCAGCGGCTACACAAGCAATAATGAAAGACTTAGGACGTTCAGCGGCTGCCTTGCAAAATACTGCAATGCTATCAACTGCGGCTGTAACAAATGCACCGCCATCATTGGCAGCTACTTCGGGAGTACTTACTTTCACCGAAGCGGCTTACTCGGCTGGAGCAAGTGTACTATCTGATTTGCAAGATGCAGAATACGAAGTGGCAAACGATCATGGGTTAGGTGGAAATTTGGCTTATGCCTTGTCTACCGAACTTCTAAAAGAAATCAAAAAGTCAGTAGCTGTAACGGGTATCCTAGCGGGTATGAACGGACGTACTTACAACGATTACAATATTAATGGCTACATGGCTAAATTCTCTACAGGATTAACCAAAATTGCTGGAACTAGCGGCGATGGTTTATTTGGAGATTGGTCTAAAGTTCACTATGGCACTTTCGGCGGCTTAAATATACTTGTAGACCCTTACACGGTAGCAGGTAACAACCAAATTAGATTAGTAGTTAATTCTATGGTTGATTGGAGCCTTGTTCAAGGTGCTTCATTTGTTAAATTTGTTTCTGTTACAGCGTAATATGAAACTAATAGCAAATGTACCATTATTTCAGTACGGATTACCTGTATACAAATACGGCGAGTTTGAATGTACCGAAAAAGATGGAAAGCGGCTTTTAAAACTTGGAGTGGCGAAGGAAACGAAACCAGCCAAGAAAGCGAAAGCGAATAAGAAAGCATAGTTTTTAATAATTCATAATTTTGAGGGGTTGGGTTTGTCCTTGCCCCTTTTTTTGTAAAACAATGGCAACAGATTTAATAAATAGAATTACTACCGCACCAGCGGGTATGCCTTTTGACTTCGATGAAATCAAGGAGCATATAAGAGTAGACCACGAAATAGAGGATACTGTTCTAAAGACTTATATTCTGGCGGCCATTGATTATGTAGAAAAATTTACTTGGCGAAAGCTACGACCTACGACATACACAGGCTATGCAGATAGTTGGGATACGTTTAACATACAATTAACGCCAACGAGTTCTATTACAGATAACAACCTACAAACGATGTCTGCAAGCGATTACCAAACCGATTTAGTAAAGATACCAGCTAGTATTAACTTTTTAACTACTTACAGCGTTTTCGATAGGCCCAATGCGATACAAATAGAGTTTGTTTCAGGTTATGCAACTTTATACGATATACCAAGCGGCTTAGTATCAGCTTTATATTTAATGATTGGGCATTTATACGACAATAGAAACGCCACAACGGTAGTAAATATGAATACACTACCGATAGGATTGCGAGATATTTTGGCTCAATATAATGCACGGACATTATGAGGGGCGGCGAACTTGACAAGCGAATGACTGTACAGCAAGCTACGGACGTACAAACCACTAGCGGCGATATTACAACTACATGGGCTGACCTTTGGGCTAATGTACCGTGTAGGGTAATTTATGCGGACGCATCAAAAGCGTCTGAAAAATTTGAAGCCGATCGGGACACGGCCAGAACGTACATAGATTTTAAGATTAGATGGCGTAGCGGATTGAACCAAAAAATGCGAATAGTTTACGGCTCAAACAATTATGATATAGTGGCTATTTCGGATTTAGGCAGGCAAGAGGGAATAGTTTTAAAGGCTTATAATACTTACTAATGGCAGAAACTAAATTAACTTTCGATTATGAAGGGTTTGAGGGTGTTGCACTTGAATTAAAGAAATGGCCCGACAAGCTAAAGCGGGAAAAGATTAATAACGTCCTTAGATGGGCAGCAAAGCCGATGTTAGAGGGTGTAAGGCGTGAAGCCCCAATTGAAAAGCATAGCAGAACTATAACAAGAAGCACAAAAAGCAAAACCAATTCAAAGAATTATAACTACGACCCTGGCAACCTTGCCGAATCAATAAAGATAATAACAGGTAAAAAAGGACTAAGTAAAATTAATCCGACTGTTTATATCGGGCCAGAAGTTGGATTAAAGGCTAAACACGATGGGTACTATGGCTTTTTTGTAACGTCTGGAATAGCTGGCAATTTAAGAACAGCACCAAACGACTTTATAAATCGCGGGGGCAAACCCTTTGAAAGCGGGGTAGAGGCACGAATAGAAGAAGCTATATTAAGAATGTTAAAACGTGAAGCAAAGAAGCAAGGATTCAAAGTAGTATGAGTATAGGCGGCGCAATAAAGACACTTTTAGACCTTAATGCTAATATAGTTAGCAGCGGGGCAAGCATCTACCCTGTGCGGGCTAGGAGCAATAATGCAAGTTTAACAAATCCGACAATTATTTATAACTCGGCGGTAGATCCAGAAGATGACAAAGACGGCGCAGCAACTATAGACCATTCGCCGATTCAAATAGACGTTTATGGTACTTCTTACGATAATTCAATAGAGATAGCGGGTTATGTAAGAACGGCACTAGATAGAATTTCGGGAACGTATGACAGCGTAGTAATTGACACAATAATATTCACGGGCCAAGATGATTTCTATGATAACATTTCAAAGGCCGATAGGGTTTTAATGAATTTTAGAATAAGAATAAAGACGTAATAAAATGAAAATAGAATTAACAAAAGCCTGTACATGGTACGGCGAAAAATACCCGAAAGGATGGGTTGGCGAAGTAACCAACGATGTGGGCAATGCGCAAATAGCGGCAAAGCGAGCAGTACAAGTATTCTATGTAAAGCCTAAGAGCAGAGATAGAAACGATGTACCCGAAAATTCAACAAAGTGAAGTAAAAAAAGAGGTTTAACATTTTAAATTTGTAAACAATGGCAACACTAACAATACAAAGCATAACAGAGGCAGGGGCTACACCAACATACGCAGCGGTAGCTGCGGGCGGTGACGTAGTAGATAACCGCAAAGGAGATACAGTTTTGGCGGTAGTAAATGGTTCTGGCGGTAATTTAACGGTTACAATCACGG